AAGCTAAAGCTACTAACCTTGATACCGAGTATGACTTATTTCGTATCTTTACTCGTTTGGTACTATAGGTTGGAGTTTTAATCATTATCTTTACTCTCCTTTCTCTCCATACCTTTCCCAATTTACCAGCATCGTTCCCGTTAGGTATTACCCTTGAGTATATCTGACCTCTTTTAGAGATATAATATCCTGGACATCCAGGTATGTTATCATACTTTGCCATAATGTAATCTCTTTAAACTAAATAAGGTAGTAACCGAATGAATCTAATTACTACCTTATCGAATGAAACCATATTTACTAACCCTTAAATATCAGATTTGTATTTTCTCTTTTTCTTTGGTTTTTCTTCTTCCATGTAATGGTCCCGATGTAATCCCTTTTTCTTTTTCTTCTTGGGTTTATCATCCTCATCGTCATCCCCATGATCTTCATTTAGATACTGTGAAAGCAAATCTTCCAACTCATCATAGGATTTGATTTGAGAACGAACTATTCCCTCAAGGTCAATTGTACCTTGATATTTCTTGTCCAACTTAGTTGTTTTGCAAGCACGAGCAGAATAAGTGGTGTCTAGTTTACCAGACCCGGAACGAATTACCTTGATATCGTATCCAGTTTTTGGATCTGTCATATCACCTGCCTCATCTTCATCAAGGTAAAGGTCAATGATATCCTGGTATACTGAGCGAGGAACTAAAACTCCCTTATCTTTGCCTTCGTAATCTACCTTACTACCCTTTTCATCTGAGTAAATGATACCACCGATAACATATCTTCTTCTTGGTACCAGGTTCTTGGCAAGTTCCTTGTCATCTTCATCCTTGGAGTTTTTCAATTCTTGGTATTTCTCCATGAATGGGCAAGGTTCATCAAAAGTAGCCGGAGATATAACTCCTCCCAAATTGCCACCCAGATAGAATTGAATAATTTCGATACCCAATTCTTGGTCATCACCTGGAGATTTAATTCTCATTCTCAGGGTTCCTTCTTTTGGATATACCAATCCACTTCCGTTTCCCTTAGATTCTAGCTGTTTCTTTCTAGCTAGCATCTTTTCTTTTGTAGAAAGTCCCTCTGATGAAACTTTCTTTTTCTTCTTGTCTTTTATCATAATGATTAGTTTTAATTATTCGGTTCTGAGTAAACTACTTCGTTCATACTCAATACGGTAAGAACGTTTTTCTCTAAAAGTTGTTTGAGAGCAGGAGATAGTTTGTCCGTTTCGAATTCAAGTTCTTTACCTGCATACAAACCATAGGTAACTATTCTACCTACAGCAACCAATTCTCGGTAGGTTTTGTATTCTTCGGTAATTTCCCCACTCTTTACTACAACTCCTTTACGAGGAACTCCCTCTTTTACTTGTTCAGGGATAATCAAACCGGATTTAGTTTGATTTACCTCCTTTGGAGATAAAATAAGTACCCGGTTTTCTGTTGGGCATCCGGGTAATTCTTGATTAAATTTCTCAGCTACAAGAGGTGAGATAAATGTCATTGAATAATTCATATTCTAATACTGTTTTTAAAAGTTAGTAATTGTTTATAGTTCAATGGGTTAACCCTTTCTTAGATTCGCATTAATAGTTCTTAGTATATTCTCCCGACTCTCATAGGCTTTACATATAGTTATGAACTTATTTGCTTTTTCTACAGCTTTCAAATACCTTTCATTGATAGAAGAGTATTTCTTGTTAAGGTTTGCCTTATGAGATACGTATTCATTATTCCATCTCTCATTAGCATCCTTATAATATAACCAGGCATTCGAATAAGCTTCTTCTTTTTCCCTTGCTAGAGCATCTCTTTCTTTTATATACTTATCTCTCAGGGAAGCAAGTACATAATAACTAGAAGGAGATTCTCGTAACTGAGAATTGATGATATTCTCATTGATAGATAATTCTTTTTGAATATCAATCTCAATAAGTTTACCTTCAAATTTAACCTTTAGTTTTTTTAGCTCCGTCTTCATAAACTTCTAATAGGTTTTTAAAGTCTTCTTTACTAAATTCCCCCTTACTTATTGCTTTAGTTACTTGAGCAAAAGCCATTTGATAAGAGAGTTTCATACCCGGCAAATTAAGAAGAGATTTATAGATGCTTATCTTATCTACCAAAGCCATTAATCTTAAGTCGCATAAGTTATCGGTACCACCTCTATCGAGTAATGCTAAAAATGCAGCCCAATAAATATGGGTGGCATCTTCATAAGCAAGTTTACCATCCTCATCTGTAGCCATCACTTTAAAAGCCAATCCCTCTAAAGTAGTAAGATTAGTTTGTACTTGAGATAACTGAGTCTTTAATCGGTTAAGTAACATTTTTTCTTGTCCACTCAACCTTAGATTAACTCCATCTAAATACTTAAGTAAATTTTCGATAGAATAACCTAAGCAACCTGCAACCATATAAGTAAGGGCAGTTAATTTGCTTGCATTATCAATCTCTTTCTGTGTTGCCATAATTCCATAAATTTATATTATTTATGTAGACATAGTATCTTCTCTTTTCACTCCTGTAATGGTAGATACTGAATCTGAATGCTTTATATTAGTTTTACAATTAGGACATTGTACTATCCTAAAATAATCGCCAGATTTTTTATAAACCCCAAAAGTTTCACTATTGTCATATTCAAATTCACAATCACATATTGGGCATTTAGCTCTCCATACCGTGGGTCCGTTCAAAATCTTTTTCATATTGCTTCATTTGTTTGTTAAAACGTTTCTTATACTCTGAAATAGGTATGTGTTTATATTTCTTATGTTCTTCCATATATTCTTCTACTGAGAAATCAGGTTCTAACATTTTCTTATAATTATAACCCGGAATAAAAGGTAACTCTTCTGCCATTGACCTACCAATAACAAACTCCATGTCCATTGTGACATCATCTATCTGAAAGCCGAAGTATGGCTTAGTTAATGGGTTCCTATAAATTTGCCACATCTCATATATACTCCAAATATTAATATTCTCTGGTTTAGTAATCTGATAATTAGCATCATGTACCAAACATACAGACTTAGTAGAGGGTAATTTACCTTGTCTCATTAAGTAGTATATGAGAATACTTCCAAATAAACACATATCAGATGCTGCTGATTGACATGGGAAATTTAATGCTAATCTCAAAGCATAAGCTTCTTCTCCCTTATCATTTGAATATATTTGGGGTAATCTTCTTTTCCTCCCAAATAATGATACCAGATGCCCATTCTTTCTAAGGAATTTCTCTTGTTTCTTCAAGAAGGTCTTCAACTTGGGGTGTTGACCAAAGAAGATGTCCATTTCCTTTTGGGCTTCTTCTGGTGTAACTATAATACCAGATTTTGGGTCAGATAGTTTTACTGCTAGTAATTTTGCACCAATTCCATAAATAAGTCCAAAAGCAATTTGTTTAGCTTGCTTTCTTCTCACCTCCCATACCTTATGTTCTGGATGATTTTCATCCTCATATATCTTAAGAGCTTCTTCATAGGGTATATGATATTTATTAGCAGCAATTGCTAAGTGAGGATCCTGACCAGAGTTAAAAGCATTAAGATAAGTTTCATCTCCAGATAGATGAGCCATAATTCTTAATTCTGCCTGGCTAAAATCACTAGCAATATATAAGGTTCCTTTAGGAGCTTTTAATTGTAATTTAATATTGGGGTCTACGGATGTCTTGGGAATTTGTTGAGCATTGGGTTCTGCAGAGGATAATCTTCCACTTGTAGTCCCATGAATAAGAAATCTTCCATGTAATCTATCATCATCTTGAACTTTTTCATTCCAACCCTCTATATAGGTTTTATACATCTTCTCTAAACCCCGTAATTCAAGAAGCCTATCAAGGAAAATTGCCTTAGGTGAATCTGGTTTTTTAACGGTTAACCTTAGATTAGTAAGAGTCTCTTCATCTGTACTTGGTTTACCGGATTCATTATTCTTAATTACCTCAAAATGAAAACCTTCTTCCGAATACATCAATGCAGGTAAATCAACTGAACTACCCAAATTGATAGGTCTTATCAATTTTTGTTCCTTTTTAGTTGTGAATATACCAGCCTTGATATT